ATAGTGACTACGGTAGCGGCTGGTACTTTGTAGATAATACCATTATAAAAAATGGCCCCCGTGGTGATGGTGCTAGAACCTGGTATGGTAGCCGAAACAGCACAACCCCAAAGCACTATCAAATCATTGGTAGTATAGTAGCTACCAATCAATCCTTTGATAATATCCTGTGCAAAGGCGTAGTTTCCTGCCGTAATCAATGCTTGGTACAATTGAAAACCGTTCGTGGCATCGTCTGGCAATCCGTTTGCGGTAAGTCCTGATTCTGCAAATAGCTTTTCGAAAAACTGGTGCACGTCTCCGTAAGTGTCCACATTCACGGGCGTTCCGTTGTTGGTCCCTGTGTTGTCTTTTACCGCACCGTATGGAAACTGAGCATTAGGAGCGGTTACGTTGGTTTTGTTTTGTAATCTTTTCATACTAGACGTAGTTAATGAATAATAATGCGACTGTGTTTAATGGTTTGAATTTGAGTACTAGTTCACGAAACTCACGCTCTCGGCTGGCTGGCACGATGGCAAATGAACCAGCCGTAAGGCCTCCAATAAAAAACGTACTTCGGTATGTGCCTATTTGGAAAGTAAGATCATCGGCAGCGGTCACATGGTTGGCTATTTTTGGTTTATACACATAGTATTGGCCATGTTGCACATCGCCTAGTTGAATATCGCCATGCTGGTTGTAGATCAATTCAAACAATGCAGGAGGGTAAATATCCTCATGTTGCCTATCACCCATCTGATATAACCCGTGCTGGTTGCCAGTAGCGGCCAATAGTTCTAGTGGTGTTTTGGTTACATAACCGCCCATACCATCCGAAAACCTGTTTTCGTGGATGTACACGCCAAATCCAGCTAATTGTAATTGACTTTGTATAAACTGCCAATGGCTGCGGGCTGGCTGCTTGCCTGGGTAGTTCATTTTGCGCTGTATAGCCGCCTTGCGGTCAGTCAGGGTTACATCGTTATTGGTAATCAAGCCAAATCTTCGTTCCCAAGCCGTTGCATCTGCTGTCGTAAAATTGGCATTGTCAGGCAAGCCACTGTCAAACGTACTTTGGATATCGGCTATTAGTACGGCCTTTTGCGTGGTAATGGCTCGGTGCATGGCTTCTTTGTAGCCATCTACCACCATCTTGAACGCTCGGCCAGTAGGGTACAGCTGCGCCACCAATGCCATTAGTTTATCCAACATACACAATCGTGTTTAGGTGTGGAATATCGCCAAAATCGAAAAGGAAAGATGTTTTCGCCACACCATCAATGGTAAACGCTACCGAATCGAAAGAACTAGGCGCAGCCGCCAAAACAGCCGAAATGATTTTGTTGATGTCCAGCACATTGTTACGATCAGCGTACACATCGGCACCAGGTACATAAGGACGTATTTTATTTACCACCTCAGTTTCTAATACCGATTGTATCAAAGATTCAATACTAGAATAATCGGCAAAATTAGTGAACGTAATAACTACCTCACGCAACGTGACCGGCAACACATTTACCATGAACACTCCAAGCGGCCTACGTCCACGCTCGGCCAGCTCCAGCGTTTCATCAGGATTGTATTCTATGCACTCGGCTGCTTCTAGCAATATTCCGCTAGTAGGCACACCGTTATTCACGTTGGCTTCAATGAATACATTCACCTCATTGGTAGCGTTCGCCTTGGTGTAGGCATAGGCTTGCACTACACCGGTAGCATCCCTTGCCCATAGTCGGTAATCGGATGCGCTGCCGCCTTGTGGTTCTAGTCTGTAGCTGGCCAATGCTCGACTGCGGTATTGCTCGGTGGTTTCGGCTGGCACGGCTGCTTGTGTTTCACTATCCACTACCGCACCGGCATCTACCAGCGGCATAGGTGCAGTAGCCGTAAGCGTATCGCCCACATTAAGTGTGCTATCGCTACCAGCTTCGAGCGCACGCACATTTATAGTGTCACTAGTTGCGACAAGCGTATACGCATCATCAAGAATGTACAGTTTGCCAGGGCTTGTACTTCCATCGTCACTTTTGAAAGTCATAGACGCAGGAACTACACCGCCAATCGTTCCAGTAATCGTGATATCGTACTTTCCTGCTCTCGCTGCGTTTGGCCCTTCTCCAAGTTTGATTCTTCCAAATCTTTCAAGCGTTCCGCCCAATGCTTCAGGATCGGCCGTGTCTATGAAAATGTTTTTCTGAACAATGCCAAGGCTCAAATAAATAAGCTTGTCTTTTGCCGCCAAAACAGCTGCCAATGCACGCAAAAAGTTCTTTCCTACTGCTGGAATAGAAACCTGTAGCTCACTTTCTAGCGAAGTTTTGTAAGCGTTGTATAATGCTGATAGTGTAGGTATAGTAACCATTATCCGAAATAAAAGTCATCATTAAAATCTTGTAAAACAAAGTCCCCGTCTGCAATCAACCTTTTGAAATTGACAATCTTCACACGTTGTCCAGCCTTCTTAGCATCCAATACAATTTTCATCTGAATACGATCATCTGAAATGATGGTAATGCTCACCGTAACCGTTGCAAAGTCTTTCAAGAATGCCAAATCTGATTTTGCGGCCTCTTCTAGTTCTACCCTGCCCGAACTCGTAAGCGCCACTGTTTGCAACTTCTTTTCAAACAGCGAATTGAACTGAAGACTTTGATTGGATGGCATTAGAAGATTATTTCCCCACCAATCAAACGACTCTTCCGTATCGATCAGGTTTTTGGAAGGAAAGCCAACATTTCCGCCAAACAAAGCCAAGTACACTTGATTTTCGAGGCCGTCAATCATCACAAGATCGTTTCCTTGCACTTGCAAGTCACCACCATTGAGCGTTTCTAGTACAACTAAATCCATTATTGCCCCCAAGTTGAAGTTAAACGAATTGATTGCCCACCGCCATTTAGTTTCATTGGCTTGTCGGTGTTGTTGTTGATGTCGAGTGTAGCCTTGCTGTTATTCGTTTGCTCAATAATGCGCTGGCTGAAAGATTCTTGCCTTGTAAGTTCTGGATTTACGGACTGTTTTGTTTCTGTATTTCCTGCATCCAGTTTCACGCCAATATCATTTCTGAATTGGTCGATAGACTTGGAAGCATTGGCCGCCCATTCAAAACCAGTAAGATTTGCAATGATTTTTAACACTTGTTGCAAAGGCATAAGCACACTATCAATTATGGCCATCCCGATGGCTTTGATACCGGCCATAAAACCGCCTTTGGTAAATGCTTCGGTGATTCTATCCCAATGCGAAATGAAGGATTTTACGAGCAAAATAGTAGCCCCAAGACCTGCCAAAATAGGAGAGAAGAATATCGCAAGAATAGACAACGTATAGGTAAGAGCTGCGCCCCACTCGTTCCATTTGTCTGACACAAGCGCAATGGCTCGATAAGCCAAATAAAACGCCCCAACGATTAGCCCAATAGCAGCCAAAACCAATAAAACAGGCCACAGAAAAGCCCAAACAGCGGCTACCGCTCCCCAAATAGCAGTAGCAAACGACCAAAAAGCCATAGCACTTTGATAAATTGCAACTCCAAACGAAATAGTTTTGATAAAGAGCAAAAGCCCAATGTATACCTTCAGAACCATTACCACCGTATCGAAGTTTTTGTATAAAAACTCCACGGCTTTGGCTATGCCAGTTATGAATGCTTTTACTTTTGCTGAAATCAATTCTTTGTTTGCTGCAGCCCAAAGTTTTACCTTATCGGCTATTTCAATCGCTTTCAGGGCGTATTCTTTCAGTATTGGCAGGAAAGCAGTACCAAATTCAGCAGCGGCCATTTTTAGGCCATCACTCAAACTAGAAAGTACACCGTTAAATGTCTCGGAAGAAATAATCATTCCACGGTAAAACATGCCACCTTTCGAGGTCATGGTTTCAAACGACTTGGTAAGTACCGAAAGCGGCACATTTCCTTTTGAAATAGCAGCAAAAAGCTTGTCGGTAGCCTTTTCGTTACCGTACATTTCCTTCGCCATTTGCTGAAAGATAGGTACGCCAGCCTCCGCAATGATATTCAAAGATTCAAGCGTTACTTTCCCTTTCAAAAGTGCTTTAGAATATCCGAGCGTTACCCGTTGCAATTTGTCCACATTGCCACCGGCTGTGTCACCCAACATTCGAAAAGTAGCGACCGTTTTTTCAAGATTACCGTTCATAAGCGGCAACAACGTACTTGCCACATTGCTAATATCCTGAAATTCGAAAGGCGTTTTCTGCGCTTCGATGTTCAGCATGCTGACCAGCTTTCGTGCCTTCTCGGCACTGCCTAGCACAGGCGTAAAATAGGCGGTTACGTCCTCGATCTTAGCCGCTTCGGTCACGAAAGACTTTACCGCAAGCGTAGCCAAACCCATTGCGCCCACAATAGCATAGTTTCCCATGCCACCAGTAAGTGCCGAGAAAGCACTTTCAGCCTTCGCCCCAACATTTCGTATGCTACGATCCGCACGATGCGCAAAAGCCGCTATTTTACCCGACATAGCCGCCAACGGTGCCGACATTTTGTCGATCGCTGTGAAAATGGTAGGAATAGTAAAAGCGGCCATTACGTTTGTTTTTTTGATTTAGATTCTATTTCGTTCGACACGAAAACAATGTCTTCGTAGATAAATTCAATGCCAGCAGGGTCGATACTATCACAAAAAAGGCCGCTGATACAATCATACGGCCAATGGTGTTCTCGATAGATAGACTTCACCATGCTATCAAGACTTTCTACGTCTAGATAAAAAAAATTGCAATGTTTTGCGCTACTGCAATGTCTTCTGTATCTAGCTGTTTTACAATCTCTTTGGGCTGACCTGTTAAAGTACACACGTAAGCATGCACACGGCCGTCTACATCGGTTGGCTTTATGCCGTTCATGTGAGCGTACACATCGCCAACCTTGATGCGAGGTTTATAAACCAATTTGTCTATCGTAACCTCTTTGCCAAACGGGAAAATCAAATGGTGCGTGAACGACTTATCATCGTTCAAAACCAACGTTCCTTCCGAAACCGCATTTACAAGCGATTCGATGTTATCCTTGTAGGCTTCACGTTTTGAAGTTGGTACTTTTTTGTAATCGAGCCATGAAATCACATCTTTCAATGCAATTTCTTTACTTATTACACTTGTTGATTCAGTTTTTGAAACTTCCATTTTAACCTACAATTTTTTTGAATTTTCCTGACTCTACACGCAACGGAAATGTTGCCTTGTTGATGTTGCCTTCCATGTCACCAACTGGCTTTCCTTTGCCACCATACACACACCCGTTGATGATCGAGAATGTCCAATCAGCAGGAACAGGATCGCCAGAAAGAGCAATCATTTTTTCAAGTTCTTGCCCTTGGTTCTGGTCGTTTGCAATCAAAGCCGAGAAATAGCCACGTTTGCGGCCCATGCTCCAAATAGGATTTGCACTGCCATCTATCATGTCTACATCGGAAGCCGTTTGCACTCCACCTGGATTGTACGCATTGTCTTCACCAGCTTTTGGATAGAGAACACCCGACCCTAAAGTCGGATGATTCCAAGTAATTTCTATAATATCGCCACCTACAGCCATTGTATGCTTTTTTAAACTTTACCAAAATTAAAACCAGCTTCAGCCGTTGTAGAAGCAATCCGAACGAATCCACTGCGTTTGTAGCGGAAAAATGTTTCTAAACGATCAGGATTTGAAACCCCTACGTTTATAGCAATCGAATCCTGCATGAAAGCAGCATCTACTACGAGCGATCTTTTCACTAAATCTTCGGCATAGTTGCCAAGAATCTGTTTCCACTGCTTTGGCTTAATCACTTTTGCAGCCGAAA